GTAGAAGTTGAAGACGATATCGATCACGCTCTTGATGAGATTATTTGTAACTATGAAGAAATGGAGTTTCAAGAGTTTTCACAAGAGCATCTATTACCTAGTCCTATATTCGTTTCTCATAGAGAGATAAGTAAAGAAGAATATCTTCGTATGTTTGACGAAGACAATGACTACCTTAAGAGCTGGACTGAAGATCAGAAGCTCAAATTCATCAACAAAATTAACTATGAAAAGCCCGACATCGTCGGCGGTTAAGGAGAAACTATGGCATATTGGGGTTATCATCTTGTACTCGATTGCGCTGAACTTGATAATGCAGCAATCACTTCTCATGACACAATCTATAATTTCGTCAAAACCCTCGTCAAGGATATTGACATGGTTGCATATGGCGAACCACAGATTGTAAACTTTGGATCTGGCAATAAGGCTGGCTACACTCTTGTTCAGCTTATTGAAACATCCAACATCTGCGCTCACTTTGTGCCTGATGATGGCATGGGTGGTAACGCTATGTATCTCGACGTGTTCTCTTGCAAGGAATATGATGATCAGGTTGTTATCAATCTCGTCAAACAGTTCTTTGGTGCCAAGTACGTACGTCCTAACTATCTAACTCGACAGGCTTAATTGGAGGATTATACTATGGTTTTTGATGATGAAGAATGGGATCAGAAGTACCATGAAAAGCAAACTAAGAAGCGTATTGGTTCTATCATTCCTGCTGTCAATTTCAAGACACGTGTCCGTGACGAAAGTGTTGGAGGACCCAATCCTTATCGTTGGCAGGATGTAAACAGCTACCAGCTATTCGGTGGTCGCCGAGTGATTATCTTCTCACTTCCTGGTGCATTCACTCCTACTTGCGACACTTACCAGCTCCCTGGATTTGAGGCAATGTATGATAAGTTCCGCACTGTTCATGACATTGATAACATCTACTGCATTTCTGTCAACGATGCATTCGTTATGAATTGCTGGGCAAAGCAGCAGAAACTCGTTAACGTAGAAATGATTCCTGATGGTAATGGTGAGTTTACCAACAAGATGAACATGCTTGTTCAGAAAGAAAATCTTGGCTTTGGTGATCGTTCATGGCGTTATGCTGCTATTATTAACAATGGCGTTATTGAAGCATGGTTTGAAGAGCCAGGATTCAAGAACAATGCAGAAGAAGATCCGTATGGTGAAACTTCGCCAGAAAACATTATGACTTATTTTAATGTCAAGGCTGTTGAAAAGGAACGTGGATAATGTCTGGCTTTGAAGAGAATGAAATCTCTAAGAAAGCATTTGGTGGAACCGAGCTGGCAAAGCGTCAGCTCGGTAATCTCATTGACGAGAACCTGCTTAATGAATTTCAAATTATCCCTTCACGCATTCGTGAACTAGAAGACGACAAGATTCGTATTCTTTGGTTGCATGATTTGCCTGAAGACCCAATGTATTCTGAGTTGCGTGATCCAAATTATTTGAAGAACTTTCATAAGTTTGTTTTTGTCAGCAACTTTCAGTATTCTCGATTTCAAAACCTTCTCAATTTCCCATATGATAGTCGCAGCATTGTTTTGGAAACAGGCATTGCGCCGAGTGATGTAGTCATTGCTCAGAAGCCAGATCCCGCTGATGGTATTCGTATCGTATACAATACCACTCCGCATCGTGGTCTTGAATTGCTCGTGCCTGTGTTTGAGTATCTTGCCAATACGTATATGGATATTCATCTTGACGTATTCTCTAGCTATAAGATCTATGGTTGGGATGATGCTGACTCTCAGTTCGAACCTTTGTATGATCGTATTCGTAATCACCCACGAATGACATACCATGGCTTCCAGCCTAATGATGTTGTTCTCAATCACTTGAAGGGCGCACACATTCAAGCCTATCCATCTATTTGGATGGAGACTAGCTGCCGTGCATTGATCGAAGCTATGTCTGCTGGTCTTGTTTGCGTTCATCCTAACTTTGGTGCGCTGCCAGATACCAGTGGTGGTTTGAACATCATGTATCAGGGCGAAACTGATAACAATGCACATGCCAACATATTTGTGAATATGCTTCATGGCGCTATTAGTTTGGTTCGCGATAAGAAGCATGAGAGACTTATCGATTTTAATAAATACTACGTTGATCAGAGATTCAACATCAATCGAGTAGCGAATCAATGGACTCAAATGTTACAGGCTCTCGCAGCCCAATACCCTACTCCCGAAAGCCGAAAGCTTCCGTCAGGTCCAACGCTCATTTACAAAACATCATAGGCACATAAATGCAAGCTGCCAACAACGTAGTAATGTTTCCTTCTAAAAACAATAACGATAGACCTTCGGCTCCTCAGTCAATTCAAGAAATCAGAGATAATATGGATATGATCAAACATGTCCATATCCACGAAACGATCCAAGCTATCGCTCCGAAGATCTTTGAACAACTGGCAATTGCTGGATACGATTTGACGGACGAGGGGATGGAAGACGACTTGAAGATTGGTGCATTTTTTGTTGAATCAATGCGATCCATGCTTTGCAAGTACTATCGTATCCACCATCCTTTTCAGGATATCGCCGAAAATATCTTTATCGATGATGGCGATGGGGGATTGACTATTGAAGGCTTACCGAGTATACTAGTATCTGATAATGAGGGAAACAGCTAACAGCTGGATACAAAATGATCATCGTGGACTTAAATCAGGTTATGCTTTCCAACCTATTGATGCAGCTCGGCAACCATACAAATGCCCAGCTGGAAGAAAATATGGTTCGCCATATGGTTCTCAATAGCCTCCGCTCTTACAAGGTAAAGTTCGGAGACGAGTATGGTGAAATGGTTATCGCATGCGATAATACCAACTACTGGCGCAAGCAGTATTTCCCCTACTACAAAGCCAATCGCAAGAAGAATCAAGAGAAGTCAGAACTCGACTGGAAAACCATCTTCGAGTGCCTGAACAAGATTCGTGCAGAGCTTAAAGAATATTTCCCCTACCGTGTTATCGATATCGAATCTGCTGAGGCGGATGATATCATTGCAACGCTAGTTAAGAACGCAGATTCACTAGATAAGGTTCTGATCCTTTCTGGTGACAAGGACTTCATTCAGCTTCATGTCTATAATGGCGTAAAGCAGTATGATCCTGTGCGCAAGAAGTTTATCACTCACGATAATCCGAAGCGCTATTTGGAAGAGCATATCCTCAAAGGAGATAGTGGAGATGGCGTACCTAACGTACTTTCTGCTGATAATTGCTTTGTTGTCGGCGAACGCCAAAAGCCGCTGACTGCAAAAAAGATCGCAGCTTTGTTGCTGATAGATCCGAATGATTATGAACCTCTTATCGCACGCAACTATGCACGCAATAAGACATTGATTGATTTGTCAAAGATCCCAAATGAGATCAAGACTAAAGTTTTGGTATCATATGCAGCGCAAACTGACAAGGGTCGTGATAAGATGTTTAACTATTTCATAGCCAATAAGTTGAAGAACTTGATGGAATCAATTGGAGAATTTTAATGCAAATTGGTATGTCAGAATTTCTAGAAAAAGTAGCAAAGCTAAAGAAGAAAGAAGAAAAGGTCGAGGCGCTGAAGTTCAACGACAGCTTCGCACTTCGCACCACACTTCAAGCAGTGTTTGATCCACGTTTGAAGTTTGCACTACCAGAAGGTGTGCCGCCATATAAAGCCAACGATTTAACCGATCAAGAAGGTGTTTATCTGCGCGAATGTCGTAAGTTGATTTACTTCATTGAAGCAGCGTATCCAACAATGAAGTCAATCAAGAGAGAGCAGATCTTTATCGAGCTGCTTGAAAACGTAGCACCTGCGGATGCCAAGCTTTTGATCTCTATCAAAGATAAGAAGCTTCCATTCAAGGGTATTGATGAAACAATCGTAAGAGAGGCATTTCCAGGACTTATCCCCGATGAGCAAACAACAGATCAGAAAGTTTCGTAAGAACGACTATTCCTATGACGATGATAGCTACGAGGACAATCCTCGTAGTCGTCAGGACAAGAGGCAGTTGAAACGTCAAGAGCGTGCACTGCGTGTCAAAGACATCTCAGCTTTGGTTGAGGATGAAGATGACTCAGGCTTTGAGAACTACTATTCCACCTTTGAGGAAGAAAAGCTTTAATGCCAACATACAAATTCCTAAATACTGATACTGGTGAAGAGCATGAGGACTTCATGTCCATAAGTGCTCTTGAACAGTACCTAAAAGATAATCCACACGTAACTCAACTCGTTCATGGTGCTCCATTAATTCATTCTGGTAGAGGTCTTGGTAAACCAGACCAAGGGTTCAGGGATCTACTCAAAAGCATGAAGAAGGGCAATCAGAAGGGAATATCAAAGAGCACCATTAACACATTTTAGAAGTGTTGTTAATGACCATAGAAAAAAGACTGACAAGAAAACAAAAGCGTATTCAGCAGCAGAACAACAGGTCAACAGAGGAAAATAGTTTAAAGCTAAATTTTCGTTTGAAAAATGTCGAACCATTAACCGAAAACCAAAGGTTAACATTTGAACAATATGATCAAGGAAAAAACCTCCTATTGCATGGTATCGCGGGAACAGGAAAATCATTCCTCTCAATATACCTCTCGCTCCGCTCAATTCTTGGAGAACAATGTCGATATAAAAAGTTGGTCATCGTTAGGTCGGTTGTCCCAACACGCGACATGGGTTTCTTACCTGGCAACAATAAAGAAAAAGCCAAAGTTTACGAAGCACCCTACCAAGCAATCTTCTCAGAGCTATTCGAACGAGGCGACGCCTATGAATACCTTAAAACAAAAAATCTGGTCGATTTCATCAGCACATCTTTCATTCGCGGAATCACTCTCAATGATTGCATTATTGTTGTTGATGAAATTGCAAACATGACACTCCACGAGTTGGACTCTGTCATCACTCGTGTTGGTAAGAATTGTAAAATTATTTTCTGTGGAGATTTTCGTCAGTCAGACTTCACCAAAGAACATGAGAAAAACGGACTAACAGACTTCATGCGTATCCTGAACAAAATGAAGTCGTTTGAATATGTTGATTTTACGGAGCACGACATTGTTCGCTCCTCAATGGTGAAGGAATATATTATTGCAAAAGACAGACTCAAAATCGTCGCGTAAGATATTTGAGCACTCGTTCTTTCCGAAGATCGAATTAGAACGTGTTGTGATTGATGGGAAACGTCACTACGCCACTCCTACTGGTGAGAAGTATCCGTCAGTCACAACCGTTCTAAGCGAGAAGCTGGACAAGACAGCACTGCTTGAATGGCGAGCCAAAGTTGGTGAAGCCGAAGCGAATAGAATTTCTACGCAAGCAGCCAATCGTGGCACTGCCATTCATAGCATCTGCGAACACTATCTCCTCAACGAGCCAAGCTATCCCAAAGGCACAATGCCATCGAATGTCGATACTTTCAAAGCGTTGCGTCCATTGATTGACGAGCATATTGGTACGGTGTATGGTCTTGAGTATTACCTTTACTCACATGAGCTGCAAACTGCTGGTGCTACCGATTGCATCGCTGACTTCCAAGGCATTCCATCTATCATTGACTTCAAAACAGCTCGCAAGCTGAAGAAGGAAGAATGGATTCAAAACTATTTCCTACAGGCTACGTGCTACGCTATGATGGCTGAGGAAAGGCTACCGATCAAAATCCCTCAAATCGCTATCATGATTGCTGTTGATCATGAGGAGCCTCAATTGTTTGTCAAGAACAAGTCCGACTACGTAGATAGGGTTCGAGAAATCTTTCAAAAAACCATTTGACTTAATTCGGTCGCCGAGCTATAATGAAGGTTGGTTGAAAAGGAGGTCCCCGTGGTTTATAATAAAGCCCGCACCCTAATAAATCGATATAATATAGTGAAAGGAAAGCCCAAGTTTATCATAAGTTATGATAAAATAGACGCGAATAAAAAGTGGGTTGAATATAGTTTAGACCTAGTTGAGTTGAAGGCTTTAATGAAAGGTGAAGACCTTAGTACTCGCTTTGAACTTGAAAAAACTTTGAAAAAGGTTGAAGCGAAAATAGAGTGGATGTATAAACATCGGAATTTTAATATAAATGAAGCCACCCGCGAGTTTAAACGTGCTAAAAAGCTTTTAAACTACTATTGAATACTTCAAGGGACTGTATTTCTACAGTCCCTTTTTTTGTGCAAGAAAAGTGTTTCCTTTTTCTAGGAATTGGGGTATCATACATGTATGGTAATGAAAGGAAATGAAATGAGTGATCTCAGCGAAACGGCTCGAAAGATGGTCTCGACTCTCGTTCGGGTGAAGGGAAACCAATATACGGTCGGCTACCTTGAGTCTCTGTTGGTTTCTGTAATTGAGCGAAACGTAACTGATCCCGAAAAGCTCTACATGCTGCGGCTCGAGCTCATGGATATAGGGATCAATACCATTCTCGACGAGAAAGCCTAAGAAAAGTGTTGTTTTAATTCCAAAGATGAGCTAGTATTCGAATATGGAAATCGGAACCGTCGTCTCCCTAAAAGTGAAAAATCCCCTCTGGGACCGTCGGAAGGCTTATGCCTTCCCGATCGAGGAATACCACAGCTATACGGGTAAGGTATTGCCTAGCCCTAGCTGGGTCGGAGTGGACAAGATTTGTATCTCGACTGGAAACGATCGTTTCGCCTTCCGAGTCATTGATCGGGACCGTATCAAAGGCTTCGAGAAAGCCCGAGAGAAGCCCGAGGACAGCGTCTGGTCGATTGAGGGGGCTAAGGGTAAAACCTACATCGTCGCCCTCTCTCGAGGCTCCTGGAGCTGTAATTGCACGGGGTTCGGCTACCGTCGGACCTGCTCCCACGTGGTTTCGGCTAAGTTGTTGAAATCACAGGGTAATAAAAAAGTTGAAAAAAGTGAAGAAAAGTGTTGTTTTAATTCGAAAGCTGCGGTACAATCTAATAGTAGGGAAATGGTTCCCGTTCGTGAAAAGGTGAAAAATATGGCTAAGGGTTCAAAAACTGAAAATGCTATTGCCACGATGAAGGCTAACGCCGACAAGCCTATGGCTGCGGTGATCCCCTTGATTGCGGAGGCTGCTGGCGTCGATGAGCGTCTGGCGAAGAACTATTACCTCTGGGCGGTGCGTAAGGCTCTCGCTCCTGGTAAGGTCGAGGGTGGGCGTGGTCGCAAGGCTTCCGCTCCGAAGGCACCGAAGGCTGCTAAGGCTAAGGTCAAGGCTCCCGTGACTCTCTCGGCCAAGCTTGGAAAGTCGCTCGATGACATTGCCAAGATCAAGGCTAAAAATCTTGAGGTCATGAAGGCTGTGTCGGCGAAGACCAAAAAGTATAATCAGGTTGCTCGTCCCGAGGGTCCTGGTGTTGCTGACTTCGACGCCGATGAGGCTCGTGCGGAAATTGAAGCTTTCACTAGCTATCAGATCGATGAGCTTCCTTCCTTCCGTCATCCCGAAAAGCTGACGGCTGATGAGGGTCGTGCGCTCGGTCTCGCGATTTGATTGGTTTGGACCTACGGGTCCATTCCTCTCTAGCAGATTACGGTCTGCTACAGTGGAATGGTTTCTAGGAGATGAAGATGAAGATCAATGCTATCAATACCGCTGGTCAATCTCGCACTGGCACTCTCTACGACATCAACGTAGCAACAATCACTGAGGTTCTCGGCTTCGCGCCCAACGTCATCGATGATCCCGACAAGGTAGTCAACTCTTGGGGTTTCGAGATCGATGGACAGAAGTTCGGGATTTGGGACTACAAGGGGTCGCATCATATGGGTCAGTTCTCGACCTATGGCGACGGTGAAGTCCTCTATAAACTGTTCCCCGCTCATTATGTGTGAGGACCACGTGGAAGAGATCCTACGGATCTACGCGATACTTTCGTTTTGCGCAGCTGTGTTCGTTGTTATGCCACCCTGCACCTATCGAAAGTATTCAGTTGACTTTGAAACAAATATGCGGTACAATTAACTATCGGTTGGAAGAGAAGGAAAACGAAAATGGCTCATATGATTGAAATGGTAAATGGCAAGGCTCAAATGGCTTTCGCTGGTGAAACTCCTTGGCACGGTCTCGGAACGCAGGTTCCTGCCGATCTGACTCCCACTCAGATGCTGGAAGCTGCTGGTCTTGATTGGTCGGTCACAAAGGTTCCCGCTTACGCGAAGATTGCTGGCAAGAATGTTGCCATCGGTCAGTCTGCTCTCGTTCGTTCGATGGATAACTCAATCCTCGACGTTGTCTCCGATGACTGGAATCCTGTCCAGAACACCGAAGCTTTCGACTTCTTCAATGAGTTCGTCGCTGCTGGTGACATGGAGATGCATACCGCTGGTTCGCTCCGCGACGGTCAGATCGTTTGGGGTCTTGCCAAGGTCAAGGAAAGCTTCGAGCTTTTCAAAGGCGACCAGATCGACTCCTACCTGCTGTTCTCGAACTTCCATAAGTATGGGTTCTCGACTGACGTGCGGTTCACTCCGATCCGTGTCGTGTGCAATAACACGCTGACTCTCTCGCTCAATTCGAATGTTGAGCGCATGGTCAAGATCTCGCATCGTCAAAAGTTCGATCCTGACAATGTTAAGGGTATGCTCGGTATCGCTACTGAGAAGCTTGCCAAGTACAAGGACATGGCACAGTTCCTCGGCTCGAAGCGATACAACGACGAGAATATCGTTGAGTATTTCACTCGCATCTTCCCCGTCACTGGTTCGAACGAAAAGAAGAAGAAGGAAATTTCGAAGAACGCTCAGTACGCTCTGGATGTCCTCGAGACTCAGCCTGGAGCTCAGTACGCTCCTGGTTCTTGGTGGCAAGCATTCAATGCTGTTACGTTCCTCACTGACCATGTGATTGGTCGTTCGGCTGATACTCGCCTCACCTCTGCGTGGTATGGCTACAACAAGGGTGTCAAGACCAAGGCTCTTGAGACCGCAGTTGAAATGGCGGAAGCTGCTTGATTGCAGCTTCTTCCTTCCCCTTTCCTATGGAGATCGCAATGTTGAAGTATGACGACTACGCTTTCGAACAAACTGCTCGCGCTGTTTACCTCATGAACGACTCTGCTCGTGACTTGTATGACAACTGGGAAGAGCTCAAGGACTTCATGGAAACCATGGCGAGCTTGTATCGCGATGGCTGTGGTCATTTCGGTACTGGTGGATTTGTTTTGACGTTTACGACACAGGGTCCAGATGGTGATCGATACGTCACTGCTAGCGTCAACGCCTATGTAGCATTGCGCTACGCCGAACAGATGGAGAAGGTCAATGCCTAATTGGTGCAATAACTCAGTAACAGTTTCTCATCCCGACAAGGAGATGATGGCAAAGTTTGCAGATGGTGTCAAGAACGGTAATCTTCTTGCCACTTTCATTCCTATGCCCGAGGAAAAGAAAGAAGATTGGTACGGCTGGAATGTCGACAACTGGGGTACAAAGTGGGACGTTTGCTCTGGCGAGTTTGAGCTAGACGAAGATGGTCTCTCTGGTAATGGCTGGTTCGACACTGCTTGGAGTCCACCAACATCAGCGTATTCTAAGTTGCAGGATCTTGGTTTCTCCATTGACGCTGGTTACAGCGAGTCTGGAATGGGTTTCGTTGGCACTTGGATTGATGGCGACGAGGATTATATCGACAGCTACTACGATCTCTTCGAGGAAGAAGATTGGCGCTCACAAGTCGATGAATCCAATTACTACATCATTGATTACCTCGAAGCAGAATACGAAAGCTGGCTCGAAAACAGAGAGAATGAGGAATAACAAATGGCTCGTCGCGCTGCACTGATTGCTAAGAAGCCCAAGAAGGTTCGTGTCTCACGTAGTGAGTCGTATCTTATCAATCGAAAGTACATGGGCGACGAGCCAGAGTTCCTCGGCGCTATGACGGAAGGCGAAATGTCGGTTGCTTGCAACTGGCACAATGCCATGTCCGACAAGGGTGATGCTCGCGAGTATACAGAGACTTGGCTCAAGAGTCAGAACCGATTGGCTGAATTGAAGAAGTTCAAAGGTGTGCCCGATGAGTGGGTGAACCTGACGTGCGCTTGGATTGCTCGCTGTATCAATAAGGGATACGAAGTTCCTACGCATTCCAAAGAGTTTCTCGAGAAAACATTCGCGTACACTCTGACCAAAGCCAAAGTCCATGTAGAGACTGTGAGCAATACGATCTCCATTCAGGAACGTATGCGTGAACGTCAGATGGATATCATCGGCGACATCGAAGAGATGATCGACAAGGGCGAAGAATTCTCGTTGTATGACTGGTTGAAGTCAAAAGAAATTCCTGCATCCTATTGCACTGGTATCATTTCATACTATGCTCCGTGGCTCGCTGAGTTGATCGAAGCGTATGAGGGTGGAGATCCGCAGCTGAAGGAAGCTTACGCACACTTGAAGAAGTCTGAGTTGAAGCAGCGTGTCCTATTCTTCAACAAGTTGATTGAAGATGCTGAGAAGTATGGTAACGTAACGAAGAAGACACGTGCACCTCGTAAGCCACGAACGATCTCGGTCGAGAAGAAGCTAAAGGGATTGAAGTACCAGAAGGAAGATGCAACCTACAAGATTGCTTCTATCAATCCAGCCAAGATCATTGGCGCACAGGAGCTGTGGACATTCAATACCAAGTACAAGACGATCACTGTGCTTCGCGCATTGGATCGTGGTGGGCTCCAAATCAAGGGAACAAGCATTACTGGCTATGACGAAGCCAATAGCGTGACAAAAAGAACTGGTCGTCAGCCAGAAAAGCACTTGACTACCGCAGTGAATGGTGGTAAGATAGTGCTTAAGAAATTGCTTGTGGACTTGAAAGATGCTCCACTAGCATATCGTATCAACGAAAACACAATCTTGCTAAGGGTGATCTAATGAAGTATTCTCTCGTTCGTGAAGATGGTACAGCTGGTGACTCTGGTCCTATGTGCCAGATCCTAGACGAGGAAGCGTACAATCCAATTCCTGGAGAAGTTTATCCTCGAGTTGGATGTGGTGTGCGTGTTGGTTCGTATTATGCTCGCTCGTATTCGGGACAAGATTACTGGCAAACTTCGCCAGTGACAGAGATCCTCGAAGAGTGGATTGATGCGGATGGCTTCAGTCATGTTAAGTTCAAGACCAAGAACTCAACATACATCTGGAAAGAATTCTGATGAATGGAAAAGGATCGTAACAGAATGAAGATCGAACTGCCAGATGATTTCGTTGACTACTGTGTCGTCGAAAGCTTGAAGAATTCCTATGTGTGGACGCAGAATGATATGACTCGTTTGCGTCAAAAGGATCAGCTCAAGGATTATGAGCGAGAAGATTTGGAGAACTTTGCAGAAACTGCACAGGGATTGGAAATTGTTCTCCGATATTATATGGTCCGCTCTGAAGCAGACACTTTTATTAATCAAAATCGATCGAAAGTTGTTGACAATTTCGGCGAATGATAGTATACTAAATATATTGCTTGGTTGTTGAGGCGTAAAGAATAGACAGTTTGGACTCGGGGGCAGTACCCGACGCCTCCACCATAGATACATACGAGGGTTGAAGTCCCTAGTTGCTTCGTGACCCTATGAGGCATTCTAGCTTTAGGTGTGTATCTTT